TCGCTAAAAGTTTATTTCTCAATCGGTTAAGTCAAACCGAGAAAAATCTAAAATAAAGAATGGGACAGTACATGGTATTTTAGTAACGTACTTATTACTTCCATCAAAATTTATAATTATACTATTTAAATCTAAATAATTATATTCAGTTACAACAGACTTTATCCCAATATTTTTTAATACTTGCGCTTGTTCTTCTTCCGATAATGATTGTTCGGTCTTAAAAAGTACATCATTCGTTACCCTTTTAGCAGCATCTTCCGCAATAGAAACAGCTTCTTCTCCTTTCTCCTTAGCATTGTCCCCCTGTTCTTTCGCATAATCTCCCTGTTCTTTCGCATACTGTGCAAGTTCACCTGACTGGCCGGCCAATACAGCCTGCCTCTTTGCTTCTTCAGAATACTCCTTGGATTTTTCAGAATATTCCTCAGATTCATTTGCAGACTCTTCGGACTTTTCAGCATAGTTCTGTGATTCGGCGACAGCCTGATTAGCTTCTTGAAGAACTTTTGAAGATACATCCTTTGCAAGATTCTCAGCACTGATTTTTCTTCCCTTATTCAGCTCTATAAAATCACCCTCTGAACAAGATTCAACCTCACTCAACTGGTCTATTGTAGCAGAATTTGTCTGTAAGGATTGAATCACAGATGATATGATTTCCTGTTTTTCTTCGTTTGTCATAAATCTATAGTTTTAAATCTGTAATTATCATTATCAATGGTTCTATAACGTGAATCATCTACACGTCTCATTATCATTTTGTTGTTCGTTTCAATATCAGGATTTAACAATGAAACCCTTCTTATTACCTGTTTAAACACATAAGACCTTATACCCTCTACAAGTACATTCATTTCAGGTACATTAGAATCAACCCTGGCATAACGAACGCCATCGACATAAAAATAGCTGCAACATAATGCCTTGTTTAGCAACTCTGCATACCACACTGGACAGCCTTTTGAACCTCCCATAGTAAGAGTCTTCTGTACATTGTCAATACTATATATGTCAATAACATCATTACCTGAAGTTGTATATTGCTCATTATCTACTCCGAAAACCCAATCATCATCCTTGAATCCCCCATGTATTCTGAAATCAAAAAAGTATTGCATGTTGTCAATCCAAAATACGGCATCCTTTCTCATCAGATTATTAGGATTTGAATACTGCAATAGAACAGTTCCAGAGACATCATCTGTCACACGGAATACTTCTGAACATACACCCTCAACTTCAACATAATATAAGCCATTGTTCAATCCTGTTATTTCTGTGAAATACAAAGTTTCATTGGGGTTCATCAACCAAGACCTCATGTTAACCATCCGCCTTTTCCCGATTATATCAACGATATATACTGATGGAGCATTACTTTCATTGTATGCTATTATTTGCAAAAGAATATGGTCATACGTAGAAAATGACTGCACATATCTGCTTGATAATCCAATATCCGTAGATGGATTGAAAAACAATGGTGTAAAAGGACTTATCTTATACATATTACTTAATTTCTATAAGTTCATACTTAACCGCTTCCACATTGGATAAACTGAATTCCAAGCTTTTAATAGATCCCTTATATGTCTTTCCTTGATTTGATAATTCTATGCACAAAGAGTTCAAATTACTATCAATTATAGTATTCTCCATTGTGAAAGAAAAATTACCATTACCAAACATAGAACTTCCCATATCTATATCAGAATTCACTTTTCGCCCGTCTATAACGATGTCAGAGTTACCTTCAGATGATGCAAATGTCAATTTCCCAGCAAACGAAGATAAATAAGCCATATTCGCTTCTATCATATAAACTGGAGCAAGTTTCGCATTAAAAATGGAATAAGTATATGTACCCTGAACATCTATACTTCTATCAAGTTCATATTCTGATTCATGTTCAATTGCGCACACAATAAATATCTGCTGGTCACTGTCTGTTGTCGTTGAATCCTGATTTCTCTTTTCAGCCAATTCCACGAACCCATAGCAATCTGCCCTATACGGTGATATAAGAGTCAGTTTTGAATCTTTTATAGTACATCCGGTGGTATATGTATTGTTGAAATTGAATTCATCAGAACCATTGTTTCCAAAGTCATAATCCTGCTTTTCATATCCAATCTGTACGGATGAATATATTCTGTCGGAAGCTACCGAATAATTAAATTCAGACACATTTCCTATAACAATCTTATTATCGGTACTAAAAAGCTCACTCCTGTGTACAAAACGCACATCATTACCATCAATTATATATACATATCCATATACGGCTTCCATATATTCACAGAACTTCGAGAAAGATGTATATATTCGTGGAGTAGCCATTTCACGGATACTCTCTGCTGCGACAAGACAAGAATTTTTCAACCTGTCGTTAGTTATTCCTACTACACTTTCAATAATAGAACCGGTAATATCCTTTCCAGGAAATATCTTTTTCAATATTGCATTAAGTAAGGTAACAGGCCTTACAATATCAATCTTGTAATTGTCACCCCTTTCATCCCATGAAGCACCACATTCACCAGTGTTTACTCGCAAGCTGGACAAATCTGCATGAGTTTCATTTAAAGGATTATGATTAAAAACAGCATACTGAAGCTTTTCACCTTTCTTCAACTGACCGGTCCACTTAATTGAATTCGGTCTCGTATTTGAGTCAAGCGAAAGCATATTTGAATATCCACATGTCAGTGGTTGTACCACACCTTTAGTATCAATCTTAAACAAAGCATATGCAAACTGATTACTACCTGAGAACTCTATGGAACTAAAATCAATTGTTATAGTATTGTCTCGCAGACATTCCAAAAACCAGCTTGTATTACAAGGATTTGCAGGGAATCCCCATCCTGTGTTGTCACCTGATGCAGAAGGCATAGATTCAGACTGGTCCTGAAAAACAAATGACTTGTTATGAATTTCAGAACCAGAATCTGTAGTTCCGATATATGGTATCCACCACCAGTCCGGCACCCTGTTGTCAAACTCTTTCCTTGTGTAAGATTCTCCTTCAACAGTTTCACCTGATAATATACATACCTTCTCATTCCTGATTATAACACCATCATAATTCAGTTTCTTATCATTCTTCAATTCGTCTACAAAAAACTCATACGTAGTGCCCTTATTAGCATTTAATATGGATTCAATATCATTATCAAGGCATGATATACTTGCAGTATATGAGTCGTAGCTAAAAGACGAGAAATCAAGCTGACATTTAAATAGTTCAACAAAATCCCAGTTATTAATAATTTGTGATATTGAGAAGTAAACTACAGAATTAATTCCTTTTGATTCATACACTCCAATCAGCTTATCCCTTGCAGAAAAAACAAAATTAATTGTACTACCACACTTTCTCGTTACTCCGTTTAATCCTGTACGAGTATATGTTATCTTGATGTCAGACAGATTTTCAATCATATCTGAAACATCCATAACATCTGAGTCTATATGTAAAAAATATCTACAAATCATCCTGTCGTTAATTCATTCTCAAATATATAAAAATAGGCAAACCGACTAAGGATTGCCTAAAATCCTACTCTTACAAAAACGCGCAAACAACTGATATAAAATGTATTACACAAAACCGAACTATTTAACCATACTACTTCTGCAGACAAGTACATCTCCAGCAATCCAGTCTCCAGGACTTATAGATTCCGATGCCGTTGCCAGTACTGTTGCTACATAATTGAACTGCTTAGACTCAATCTTCCCCTCAGAATTAACAATCATAATATATTCATCAGTCAATTTTATTGCAAACCCCTCCTTATCAAATTCCTTAAAAATCAAAGGACCTACATTCTTTCTTATTGGAACAATCTCTATATTTCCATTAACAGAATCCTGCAATTCTTTCAACGAGAAATCACTCCCGTTTGCCGGGAAAGTAAATGATACTTCCCCGGAAGTAGTAACAATAAAACTTTCCATATCAATAAACGGTTACAAGGTTTTCTATCTTAAAGCATCTCATCTCTCCTTTATCTACATCAAAGTATGCAAATGTCTTGTAACTTGGCTTTGTCAGTTTTTTCCCGTGAATTGATGTTCCGCCCGGAAGATTGTACAATGTTCCTGAAGCATGTCTGATGCTTCCGTCAACTTTCTGGAATGCAAATTTCACAATACCCTTTCTCATATTTTTAGCAAGTCTGTATAACTCCCATGCCTTAATAAGACAGATTTTCCACGTGTATTCTGTTGTTTTTGCTAACTGGTGTGCATACTTCATCACTCTTACTCGAAAATTACTCTTTTCCATAATGCTAAGATTATTTGGTTTGACTTATATTTTAATTGTACTATAAAGATAGTTCAGATTGACTATATATGCAATCGTAAACTTCGCCATTCTCAATTGTCAAACCATAATTAACTTATTAATCTACAACACATTGCCTAATCATATTCCGAGCAAACGAGATACGGCTACGAACCGTACCTAATGGTATATGCATCTTTTTTGCTATCTCTTCATAAGAGTAACCCTCAGCATACATTATAGCGCAATCAACGGAACATGATTTTCTCCTGCATTTTTCAATTATCCCATAAAGTTCATTCCTTAACGTTTCATTGTCCGCATCGAAATAAGAATGGATATGATCAGCCTTCTCCTCAGAATCGAAACGTATCAATGATTCATGATTGTATGTTGTTATATATGTGTTCAACATAATAACGCTGCACCATGGTCGGAAGCTCTTGGAAGAATCATATTTACTTTTATTTGACAGAATCTTATACACAGTCTCTTCGGCAAGGTCTTCTGCGTCCATCATATTCCTGCAATACTTTCTTGCCAGTCCCAATATCCACTGATATTGCTCAATCACTATCTGCTCCAACCCCATGTCCATGCAATATTTTCATTCGAGATGATGAAAACTTATTCTGCTTCTCAGTAGTCTTTCTGAGTAAGTCTATAAGAAAATCCGGGTTGTCGCAAAGTGACGATAAAAGAGGAATTATTATGTCACATTTCTCATTAATTACTGGCAATAAAGCCACATTGTCGAATTTTTCTTCCATGTCTATTACGATTATTAGTGTTACAATCGTGTTACAAACCAAACGGAAAAAAATTCGACAAGCAGCAAAAAAGTTATCTAACGATGCAATTTTCTTTTAATTTCAACATCTGCCTGATGAACCATATTCGCATACACACCTGCAGTAATGATTCTTGTGTCAATATTCATTTTGAAATAAGTCATAAGAAACGCTATCTCCCTGTCAAATGATGCACGTACATCATCAGGAGTATTTTTCTTTCTATCAGCAGAAGAAGTATCTTCAATCCTCTTTCTCATGTACTCCGCTTCTGCAATCATACGGTCTATTCTTGAAGGAATCTTTTCACGCTCAATACCAGTAATTCCCATTTCTGACAGAAGTCCAACAACATCATCTACAGCGTTTATGCTAATAAGCGCCTTCAATATCTTTGCAATAGTAATCCTGTACTTAATCTTTATTTTCTCTTCCTTTTCTAAAATTGCAGATTCTATTCCGGAAGGATTTACTATGCTCTGATACTGATATATCAATTCTGAAGCCACATTTTCCAGCATGGAATTATTATCACCTTCCTCCATAAGAACTTCTCTGTTTCCACAAAGAAGTTCAATAAAATCAAACATACTCAACCTGCTTAATGTAGTTATCATAATCTTGTACTTTTATAATGTTCATAATTAGAGTTGTATGCTTCCTTATGTATTATCTTCATTATTTTCCTGAGTTCTACACGCATTCCTTTCATCTCACGAGATAGTTCAGAATAATCATTTACAACAACAGGACTACTTATTCCTGAATCATATATAGGATTCATTCTTACATTCCCAACGAATTCATTTATATCAGGAAACACCTCAGCACCTTTCGGTAAATCTACCACGGTAGGAACATCTGGAGTTACCCATGACTTACCACCATACACAACAACCTCATGCTTTCCACCATCACCAACGATAGCCAATCCTCCAATATGTCCACCGTTCTTAGTACCTTCCTTGTATGCAGGAATTGGTGTTGCTGCGATAGTAGCAACCTGCACAGCACCCATTGCGGCAACAACGGCAGCCATTACGGCACCAAGAACAGGACCTAACTGCCATGCTTCCATTATACCACGTGCCGTTGCAATTCCAGTCTGTGCTATCTGTACAGCTTTATCCCACTTAGCCTGTTTCTGCTGCAACTGTACTTTCTTCTTCTCAAGTTCCTCATTCTTTCTTGATGTTTCAGCTTCAGCAGCTCTTTTACGAACCTCTGCTTCCTCCTCAGATATTGCTCCACTTTCGGCAAGTGCTTCAATCCTTTCAACATCAGCATTGTACGCTTCCTCATTTGCCTCCTGTTCCTTCTCAATATTGTCAATATCGCGCTCATATAATGTCGACATAAGATTACCGATTGCACCAATGGCATCAGACGCAACATCCATCCATCGCTGAGCATTCTTCATCCGTTTTTTGTAAGAATCTTCTTCTTCATCCTGAACCCTCTTGATTGCAGCAATCTCAGCAGCAGCTTCAGCATTTGCCAAATCAGCCTTTGCTTTCTGAAGCTGCTCGGCAAGTTTTTCTCTGTCGTCCTGGCTCAGATTTTCAACAGAAATCTGTTCCTCCAACGAGTCAACAGCAGCCTTAGCGGTATCAATAGAATACCGTTCTGTTATATCAGCCTTCTTTTTCTCATATTCCTCATCCGAAATAAGTTTCTTGGCATGCAGCTTTTCCAACTCTTTCAGGTCGGAATTATATTGTGCATTCCTTACAACCTGTTCGGCTGCGGCAGATTTAGAAATCTCATCAACATAATCAGCAGCATATTCCTCATAAATCTTACGCTTTTCATTGATGTATTTCTTTTCGATGAGGCTCACGTCGGCACCATTACTTTCAGCAGCCTTCATTTCTTCTTCCTTCTGCTTATCAAGTATATCAAGACGAACGGACATTTCTTCCTCACTACCTTCCTCAACGGAAGCAAGGCGATTCTGAAGGTCAATACTTGCACGATTCTTTTCATACTCCTCAGAAGCCTTCGCCAATTCGTTGTTCATTTCTTGAAGTAACGATTTTCTCAATGCCATTTCTGCGGATGAATTACCTTTTACGGCATCAATCTTCTGCTGGTAACCATTACGTATAACAGCCAGCTCCTTCTCCAGTCCTTCTTCCATGAGTGCAGTCTGAGACCTCTGCAAGTCAGCTTCAACCTTCAAACGTGCAGCCTTCTCCTTATCTGTCTCTATTTTTACACCATTACCTCCATTCGTACTTGCACCTGACACATTCTTTATCTCGCTCGACAACGATTTGTACACTGAAATCATTGCCTTTGATTTTGCGATAGCTTCGGACTGTTGCAGTTCCATAGCAGCATATGTCTTATAGCTTCCATCCTCCATTTTATGAAGGTATGCCTTATTATACCAAGTTTCCTTATCCTGTATCTCTTTCTTCTTAGCTTCCGCATCAGCTATCAGCACTTCTTCCTTCTTTATACGTTCCTCAAGTGATTTAAGCTGTATGTCACGTGCTTTTTCCTCAGCCTCTTTTGCAGACATTCCCTGCTTCACGTATTTCTCTGTATCTCTAGCTATCTGTGCCTCGTACTTCCCGATAATGTCCGCACTCTTTGTGATTTTCATGTATGACTTCTCGTATCCAGACATCATTTTTGTCTCGATTGTTTCCACAGAAGCAATTAAAGCGGAAAGTCCACGTACCATACCAGTAACCCAGTCAACCACGCTGCGCATCCATCCGTTACTTCCGTTTATGGTAAGCATAAGTTCATCCCATGCGGATGACAAAGACTTCAACGAACCAGCCATATTGTCAGACATCACATCTGCCATTGACTGCAACTCCCCCTCTACTCCTGTAATCTGTTCTCTGAGTGGGACAATCTTATCAGCTGACGTAAGGAACGCATTGAATGCGGACACGCTACGTTTATCCGTAAGTTCGAGTGTGGTGTTAAGGTCAACTCCGTTATCCCTCAACTTGACAAGCCCATTTACAAGGTCTGGCAACGTCTTAACAGGCTCACCCAATGTCTTTGCAAGCTTACCGTTACTGTCTGCAAGATTAAGCAGAATGTTACGTGTAGCTGTCGCAGCCATTGACGCATCAAATCCAGCATCAGAAAGCTTTCCTAACAACGCCAGCGTGTCTTCAATGGTAAAGTTAAATGATTTGGCTACAGGGCCAACAATAGGCATCGCTGTCGCAAGGTAAGAGAATGACAACGCACTACGACTTGTAGATACAGCCATTGCGGACACGTAACGCTCGGTCTCTTTTGTTGAGGCACCGAACATTCTTAAAGCTGCTCCGGCCAACGAAGCCGCATCAGGAAGTTCTGCACCAGTAGCCTGAGCAAACCGTAAGATATACTGTGTACTGTCTTTAATTTCCTGAGCTGTGAAACCTAACTTAGCAAGTTCTATCTGTAAGTTTGTGGCTTCTGCTGCTGTGTATCTGGTTGATGCTCCAAGCTCACGGGCATCGTTCTGCAAGTCTTTAATCTTATCAGATGTTGTACCAAGGACTGCAGCAAGATTTGAGTTAGCAGCTTCAAATTCAATAGATGTCTGTATTCCACCCTTGAACAATGATATTAACTTCTGAACACCTGTCAGTACAGCCTGTGCTCCTACAAATCCTTTTACCATTGATGCGACACCAACACCTACATTACTTATGCCTTTAGAAAAATTACGTCTTAAAATATTACCGACATTCGATGCGATGATACCCATATTCTTCATGGAACTGTTTCCTCGCTCTATCTCCATCCATGCAGCTTTGATGTTCTCCTTGTAGTTTCCGATTTCCATCTTCTGCTGAGTATATCGGTCACTGTTACGTTTAACGTAATCTGTATTGACACCGATAGTAGAATTAAGTTTTCCAAGAGTATTCTTATAATCTTCATCAGTATCACGTACCATCTTTACAGCCTGACGCAATCTCTTATTTGCTTCGTTCGCTTCATCAATACTATGCACCTCCTTGTCTGCCAACTCCAAAGATTCCTTGATGAAACGTATGCGCTCCTCCTCGGTCATGGCAGCAGCCTTTCTGGTAGTATTCGCAGCTTTCTGAGCCTTATTCATTGCTTCCTCAGCCTTAGCAGCCTGCTGCATTGCCTTGGATGCTTCTGCTGATGCCTTTGACAATTCCTTTACCTCTTTTGTACTCAGCTTTTCTGCATCTGCCTTCTCCTTGATTTTCTTCATCAGTTGTTCAGCGACCTCTGCTTGACGACTGAATGCATCAGTAAGTTTTTCAGATGCGGAAGATACGTTCTTAGCCTGAGTATTATATATGGCCTGCAACTTGTCAATATCTCCCTTTACCTTGACGTCAACAGTAAGTCCCTTGATAAGTTCCGATGCAGCATCCTTGTAATCCTGCCTTACATCTGATATTGTACTCCTAAGTTCCTGCAACTTCTTCAATGATTCCTCATCGACGAAATCCTTCAATTTCAAATTTCCCATCACAAGTAATGTTTATATTCAACAATAACGCCATCCACCTTGGTACCTTCCTTATCGAACGAGTAGGTACCGTCACTCTTCCTGTACACAACGTACACACATCCGTCCAGCATGGCAGCTTTTTTTGCAAGCATGGCCACACGCTCATAGTCAGACATGATTTTCTTATTCTCGCAACCGCATCCCATCATTTATACCCACATTGTTTGAAAAAACGTTTCAAAAAAGGCTCGAGAAGTTGAAGTACAACATACTCTCTTGCGTCCTTTCCCAACATGAGAATGTCATTCCCGTATTTCCTTACTATATCAGGACCATCAACGAATCCCACAGTATCAATCGAAAGAGTGTCACCTGCAACAGATGCGCGGATACTTTCATGGAACGGACCGGTAATATACAAGTTAGGAACATCAACAAGCCTTGGAGGAAGATTCAGTCTCGGACTTTTTATCGGAGGTGTTATCTTCCTTTTCCATTCAATATACCCGTCTGGATCATTATGCCACATAGATGTAGTTTCTCTAAAATATGGATCTTCTGAATATCCTGGTCTAAGACTGTCTGTATTACCGTCAAGACCTGAATATAGCTGTTCCCTTACAAGGTCTGCAACTTCTATATTGTTTTCCTGAAGGCAATCCATACATGACTTTTCAAATCCTGATGCAATTCTGTTTATCACATTCTCCAATTTCTCGAAATCAGCCATACAATTAAAATTAAAGCCGGACTTCCGCCCGGCTTAATCAACCAAAACCATCACTTATCAGCAGACTCACCGTCAGCATCCTTTACAGACTTACCAGTAATTCGTTCATACACGTCAGAAAGTTTCTTTTTTCGATTCTCCTCAGAAACTTTCTGCCAGATACAGGTCATGTGGGTATCAATGAATTTCTTTTTCGACATCATCTTGACCTGCTTTTCCACAAAATTGACTCCATCTACAATCATGCTTTTGCTTTAACTACTTTTACAAATTCAACCCATTTGACATCTTTCTCGTACAGAACAGAAGGTGATTTAACTGAAATCTCACCTTCACCAGGAGTAATTGTGAGATAACCGTCCTCATACGAAGCTGATGTAACCCCATCAAATACCTCGGATGCACCTGAGGACAATTCTGTTGCAAATTCAGCAGTTCTGTCATATCCACCTACACATTCAATAATCTTGAATTTGTTGTTTTCGTTTTCAACTAACATGACCTCAGTCAGTCCCTTAATCACATTCGCAGGATTGAAATCCAACTTTAAGTAGTCAAAGTTCAACTGGCTGTCTTCTGCATCCATGTGGCAGAAATTTACCGTCATACTTGACTTCGCACTGCTTGTGCTGAACGGTGTGGCACCTGGATATACTGTTGACATCGGAATTCCGGCAAGAATATCAGTTCCATCATTGTAACCGATAAGCATTCTGTTTGAATCCCAGAAGTACACATCCCATTCCTTGTTAGCACAACGCAACAGCTCAGCATTCAGAATTTCATCAAAACGAGGAAGTGTGAAAGTATCTGTCTGAGCGTTGAGGCCATTGTACTGGTTTGCCCCGTATCCCACAGCACTAACCTGAGCTTCACCACCATTCTTCGCATATTCAACGAATGTATGAATAGGATAAATTCTGCCTGGTCTGTCAGCATGACACATTTTTTCCAACTCATCGGCAGTAATATTTGCCGGTAGTTTTACTCCATGCTCTACAAGTATTGCTCCCTTTACCTTACCCCAGTCAACCTTGCAGGCCGAACCACCGGTATTCATTTCTGCGCTTTCGCACACTCTTGTATTTCTCATTACCTACAACTTTGATTTTTAACTATTAATTCCATCGAGCGTATATTTATGGCATCAATAGGCTCGCTCACTTCCTCTCCGGATTCCGTATAGGCTCCGTATCTGCCATACGAGTAGTTCTCAGAATATTCATGCGGAACGATGCTGTCATAGTATATATCAAACCTTTCATCATTTCTAACTACCTCAATCAGCCTTTCATAAATTGGTCGAAGAATGTTGATGAATGAAGCATACAGACGCCGTTCATTGCTCCAGCTCTTCGTTGATGAACACGCTATAAGGATATTCAGTGAAACCTTTGAATAATAGTCCAGACTGTCTCTCTTCTCTGTAACAGGACAGAACAGTACGACAAGAGGGAACTTACGTTCTGATGTTGAAGGCACTTTGCTGTATTCATCAAGTTTATCCTTTACATACTGGGCCGAACCAAATATGTAGTTCAGTTCAGGATTCTTAACTTCCTCGAACCTATCATTCTCGATGTCAGCAGGCATTACGATTGTAAGGTTCCCACTCATTTCCTTTACTACATCTCCAATAATCTCAACGATACCTTTCATAGATTGAACTGGTTAATCTTAATCAACATGTTAGTCTGTGTGACAAGGTCAATCGGACAATTACCATCACGCGCCCACTGGATGAACTTCACATTGGCGTAAACCATCCTATTCCATGCAATAACCTGGGCATTGACAGGTGAAATGTACTCATTGGCACACTTCAGCCTGACATTCCCGGTTATTGTAGCCTCCGATGAAGAATCACGAAGTATGTGGAACAGCACGTAATCAGCAAAAGGCTCTTTCAGTTTGTTGCATACGATTTCATACTTAGACGGCTCAGTATCTTCGTTTCTTTCATCATCAGACATATCAAGGTAATCCATTGCATAACCTGCTTCCTTCTCACCGAGCATGGATTCAAGAAAAACAGGCTGCAACTTCTTAATATATTCTTCGATATGGCCGGTTACTACCAAAGAATCGGCGCCAGCAGTCTTTGACGTTGAGGCATTTAGAATATGACGTGGGCCTGCTACAAAATATGACACATCAATCAACATGGCAATTCCTTATTTCTTCGATTTCGAAGCAGAAACTTTTTTCTCGTCCTGAACAACGGCTGCCTTATCATCCTCGGCAGAAACCTCCTTTGTATCGGTCTGCTCAACATTTTTATTGTCTTCTTGAACATCCTTAGCATCATCCACATGTGAATCAAGTTCTGCCAGTTTGGCTTTCAGTTCATCAATTTCTTTCTTTTGACTCTCATTCTCAACAGAAAGCTCATCTATAACCTTCTGTTTGCTCTCTAATGCCTTTTCGACATCTTCCTCAGACACAAGTCCAGCTTCCGAGACCGGGGTGATAGAAATCAACCCACGGCCAATACGGATACGCTGTTCTTTTATGACAGATTCAAGAGCTTTCTTTTCTCCATTAAGCAAATACATAAGCATTAAGATTTAGTGATTGCTTCTTTCAAGGCTGCCAAGTCACCATAAGCGAATGCCCATGGCATATATACAGGGAAGATAACTTCTTCCTGAGCAATAAGGACAATCTCATTCTTCAACTTGCTTTCTACATCTTCAGCCCATTCAAGAGTCAATAAGGTGTAATCCACGAGATTTGCAGCTATATTAAAGTCACCAATCAGATACTTACCAGGAAGAATGTTGTTTGTTTCAATAATAGGACGTCCTGCAATATATTTAACACCGCCTATCATCTGGATAATACCAAGATTACGTCCGGTTGTATCCTTTTCACTTTCCATAGCATTAACAGTGATAGGATTCAACGCAATAGCATTCGGTGTGTACTGTGCGTATGTCATCACAGCAAAACCAGTTTTGACGACATCAAGAGAGTTAGGTTCCTCAACTGACTTAAATGCGCCATGGCTTACCTTGAAGGTCATTGATGATGTTGAGGTTTCCTCTGTATAAGCAACACCTTTCAACAAAATCTGGCGGTCGTTAATTTTCACGAGCTGGTTAGCGCTGTTGAGAGCAGTAAGTCCGGTAGCACCAGTAAATGTGATAGTCATACCATCAAGAATCTGGTCTTGAGGGTTTGTAAACTCTACGACTGTGTCCTTATTAGAGTTATAACCTGAAACTGATTTGACAGAGCCAGCAGAACCACTAACATAATCTTCAGAGATGATAGTTTCAACAGGATAAACGCCTTTGTGGTTGGCAATACCAAGGAGATTTTCTCCATTACCGTCACCGAACAGAATATTCCAATCTTCAGCCTGATATACAGCTTCAGGCAACATCTTCAAGATAAATGAACGGATAAATACACGGCTCTTAAGCATTCTCTTGGAAATATTCAGGTGAGTTCCAAGACGTTTTGTACCAGTCTGTACCTCCTTTGCCTTAAAACTTGATTCAGGCAATCTTCCGTTTTCTGTTACATAACGCGCATTACGGTCGAATTCATATACCTGAGTAAATGCAAGGTTAGGGTATTTAGGATCGCCATCCAATGTATTCAATACATCACGCATATGAATACGTTTGTTAGATACCTGTGATACAACCCTGTTCTGCTGTTGAGTAATCAGATGGTCACCGCTATAGTTATCAGTCATGGAAACAATATCCTTCAAGCAGAAACCTTCGAACACACCTGACTTACGGCAGTTTCCAGAAGCGAACTCCTTGAATTTCTCTGAATCAAGCATTTCGTTCAACTTCTCATCAAACTTGTTGATGACTTCCATTCCGATACCTTTAGATTTCAGCTTCTCGATAGTCTCACCAAGACCTTTAACCGTTTTAATGAGTTCCTCGTTATCCTTGGCAAGCTGCTTGAACTTCTCATCGTCATATCCGTTAAACTTTTCGTTGAGAGACTTCAATCTGCTTTCCATATCATCAGGAGAAATAACACCTTCCATCGCCTTGTTAATGACATTACACATCATATTTGCGATGTTATTCATAAATGTAGCCTGATCCTGAGGCAGGCCGTCAGTCTTAAGACCAAAATCCGCAACTGTAAATTTCTTCATTTTCAATCAAAATTTTAATAATTATTACTAAATACCTCATTCAGTTTACCAAAGAAAGAAGTGCTATCAGCGGCTTTTTTCTCAACATTATCATCTTCTTGCTTACCGTCAGTTTTATCCTGAGTGTCATTGGACGGCTCAGACTTTCCGGAGAAGATGTTAGTTCTATTATCCTGCAACAAGGCGTTACTTCTATATACTCTTCCATAACATGCCGGACAACGGACGTATGCCATGAAGTTCTGTACAGATTTCTCAGTCAACTCCAGTCCTTCCGACTTTACGGAATCAATAAGTGCAATAACTTCTGCACGTACTTCCGGTTCCAGTTTGTCTATCTCCTGACTTACGATACGGTCAGTAAGCCAGCTCGAATACATGGCAGCATTGTCAAGCACCTGCTGAGTAAATGTATGCTCATGTTGTTCATCGTAATCAAACTGGTGTCCGCAATGCGGGCAAGTAACCACGTTACCTCCATTAATTGCTTTAAGGAGAAGATTCAGTTCCATATCATATTGTTTTAATCGTTCTTCCGAATAATCAGTATTTCTGAACGCTTTCCTGATGAACTCAACTGCCTCCTTAACCTGTTCCTGCGTACCTGACTTGAGATTTACAAGGAATGTCTGAGGGTTGCTTCCCCAGCTTGTCAGAGTCGAATACTCGAACATCTTCCATTCAAGCACCTTGCACGGATCTGTCTCATCACGCTTGATTGCTTTCACACCGATAGAGTGTTCAAGTGTTCTTCCATTCTCAGCATACAGCTTGTAATCAGCCAATGTATCACGTCCAATCTGCTTCTCAAGATTAAGCTGGCCAACCATGATTAGGTTTCCTTCTTTTTCTTCTCCGCTCAATGGAACGCCAAGCAACTGGTCTGTACGGTGATTAAGGAACCATCTCATTCTACCTATATTCTCCTTCAACGTCTTGTTGAAAGAGCCAGGCATGGAAACGTCGTTCTGTGAGTCTTTCACACCGATACCGTTCACAGCTACCGTTACGATACCCTTCTCATCCACATCATTTGCCTTCGTTTTGTACTGTAGGCTTTTGGTTTTCTCTTCCATCTTCAACTTCACTTTTTGTGTTAAGACTTATTACTTGTTTTACTATCTCTCTCTCCTCGTCTGACATCTCGAACAAAGTCTTGTCAAACAGAGGTTCTTCGAATCTGCTTTCCTTGATTTGTGCCCTCCAGTCATTTATACTGATTAGGCCGCTAAGGAACTGCTCCTTACATCTAGTATTAACCATTGTCTTGACTTCCTCAGCTTCCTTCAATCCCTGCTGCAGACAATCCACATCAGAAAAATCACAATCCAAGTAATAGCCACCTTCTTCAAGTCCAAGAAATTCAGTTAGTTGCTTGCAGAATTTCTTGGCCATCGGTATGATGGTAGATGTATATACAGCCTTTTCCGCTGTTGCCTGATTGCTGAAGGTTGCCTGGTCCTTACGTGGTACAAGAACTGAAGGAATCCCGTATGCTCCGGCTATCTGTATTGCGTCGGTAAGAGTTTCCTCGAATGGCTGTAACTCACTTATGGTAAGGTTAGTTCTCACAAATGACAGAGGAACATCACTTAAACCATAAGGAAGCCTACGTTGGTCCAGCCCAAATTTTCCAAAATGGCTGTCAAGTATTTCCTTCTTTTCATCTTCTGTCATTGCTGCAGTACCAGCTTCATCCTTCTTATTGGATACAAGGAACCCCAAACCACCACGTTTTACGTAAATCACGTTTCTCGCTTCATATACAGCAAGAAGGTTGGAAATAGGTTTCAGATGTGCAGCCAACCGACTTTGTGATTTCAAGAACCCGTTTATTGACATATATTCAGGTGAGCCGTCACGGTCATGCCATATCTGATATGAAGGGATTTCCATCGTACTCACATATCCGTAATTCAGACGGTAACAACGGATAATATCATCTTCAGATGCTATTCCAAAGATTGGACTATTGACACTTCTGTTAGGCTCTACATTAACAAAATCAGCAGGAAGTTCCCAAAAGTTATCACACCATTTCCACTTTGGCTGGTCCTTGAATGTTTCTCCCATAGCAGCACGAAAGAAAGCATTGCCAGTGCACAGCTTATATACGAAGTGTGAATATATCATCTCGTTCCAAGACATAAGACAATTTGGCTTTGTGAGAATCTGGTTCATTCTCTTGTTCTCCCAGACCACGCTGTCGTCCTTTACCTTCTTCAATTGGAATCCGGAACCTGATATACGTGAAGCAATGTAATCAATCGGAAAGAATACCTCAGGAACAGAACGGAACAGTTCCATGTAATTATGACCGCAAACCAGTGGGGATACGAATAACTCATGCACATCACAACGGTCAATATAACCACTATCTTTTACACCCTCCTTTGGTGTTGATACAGTCTGTGGTTCACTGGCCATTTTCAGCCCAGCACATGCCGGAATAGTATCCTGTTTTAAAATTGTATATCCCATAGTTTATCCTTATATGACAAAGATAAATTATGGGTATATACGATGTTGATTTTGCAAAAATCTTGCAATTTACCCAAACATGGAAAATGCAAATAAAATACTATGTATCAACATATTGCTAATAGAACCAAGCTTACCCTAATTTTATGATAGTATATGCAATACCACTTAACAGGGCACTGGATCCACTTATATTTTCATCATTGTAGTCAAGAACTTCAGTTATGAATGCCATATACTCATCATTTTCCATACCGGTCTCAGAAAGCAGGAAGTATGACTTAATGAAATCGGATGTAGCAGCTATTCTCTTATCCATATCCTGATATTCCTTCTTAATCCTTACTTCCGGAAGCGTATTTCTCAGTTCCCTTGCCATTTGGTAATATGCAGGTGACGATTCCACGATGTACGTTCCTGCATCATGTGAACATATAACAGACTTCATCTCTTCGAGTGATACAGTTTCACGCATTACGAGGTCAAGAACATGCCATTTTTCTCCACACCTTGCAACCTGACACATATAGAACTTTCCTCCAACATTCGGCATGATGTACACTATCTTCTGTGAATACTGATACTCGACTGAAGGATTGAAGAATCCGAACACGCTTCTGTCAGAATACATGTTGCGTTTACGACGGCTCGAGAACTGGGAATACTCCTCGTACATGATGTCATGTACAACATATCTCAAAGTATCGGTAAGGTGCCCGTGTTCCTCATAGGATTGTTTCGTTACGCTGTCCTTTATCTTTGTCTTGAGGATTGCACCATTAGCATCCTTCTGTACGCTCTGGTAGTCCTCGATTGATACCCTGCAACTATCGTCTATGCTTATGCTGAGGCCGGGCAATGATTTCTCAAAAACAGCATTGACAAACTCACCGGTCATAGATACGGACGGGTTCCTTTTACCCACCTTATCCTCAACAATCCAGTTGTCTTTCTTCAACGTGTCAATAAACAGGTCCATGAATGAACGCTTCTCATCGTCGATAGTGTTGGCGGATTTTGATGATGCATCACCATGAAGGTAGATTTTACCGTCATATCCTAACTCCTGCAGTCGCTTGGATACCAGTTTTGCTGCACGTCTTGCGCTGTTGTTCGGGCTTTCAGCCGTTGTTTCTGCTATCTGGTACATATCCTTACCTTTGCTAAAGTCTACCTGCCAGTAGCCGACAGATATGTACGGCAATACGTTACTATCGACAGAAAGATGAATCGGCAATCCAGGTATGTAACTGTATTCACCGCTGTTCTTTCCTACATTGAACGAACCGAGGAACTCGTTTCCGGTCTTAATTACACCCCACTCTCCCAACGCATACACGTTGTAGTAGTCCGGGTCATGAATCCGGTCATGCTCGAAGTCCATCACACATTGTTCATCATAATAACCATACGTTCCATCAGGCGAACCAACAACCCAAAAGTTGTTAAGGTACGTTGACTGAATAACTACCATATTAGGCGGATATTCCTCTATTTCCTTAGTTTTAGGATTCACTATTGAGCGTCCCTCGTTCATCTTTAAAGACTTCACCTTTGTCAGCTCTGCAGGTATTATCCGGCCGCCAATTTCTACAACCATAGGAACATCATGCAGTTTCTCGTTGTCAAGCCAGTCCTTCTTTATCCAGTTTGTCTCTGATATTGGGTTGAAGTCTGCAATAATCTGCTGCCCTTTCTTACCACGCAGACGTTTACGGATCTGTTTCAAATCGGCAAATTCAAATTCTGACAACTCCTCAAGCTGTACCCTCTTGTAGTTACTGATACCCTTTATCTTTTCGGGGTCATCCAAACCTGAGAAATCTATCTTCGCACCATTGAATGTGCATTTTATTGAATTTTGTATGAACTTGAAATATTGTGATATACCAAGCAGTGATACAGCTACCTTATAGTCCTCATAAATTGTCTTGCTGATTGATGCACCAACCTTTCTCATCACAAGTGTATTCTCACCGTCCTGCAATGTCTGTATAAGCACAGCCTGTGCTACACTGAAAGACTTACCCGATGATGAACCGCCATATAAGATAATAAAGCGTATTGTAGCATCATTTAGATATTTCAGCAGATAGAATGCATTCGGATTGAGTTTCTTGTGATTTACTATCATAGCCAACTACTTTTGTTCTATTCTTGAGATTCTTCGTATTATTTCTTGTATAACCCCCGATATTTTTCTCACATAATTATCCTATTCTTTAGATTTTATTCAGTTTCATCATCAAAACCTATGCGTATTTCGTTCGTTTTTTCGCCATCTTTACCAGTAAATGCTATCTGTTGAGGAGCATTCCACCCATTCATGCTGGCCAGAAGCTTCGCCGCTTCCACCTTACCATTGAACTCATAGCTTACCTTACCCTTGTCATTGCTTATCTTCTTCATGGCATTTCTCACACGCTTCGGCATCTGGCTTGGGGATTTAAGTTTTATCTTTCCTGTTACAGGATCTACAAGATACAAATCGTTCGGGTCCATCATGACAATATCCATGAGAACCTTTTCCACCTTATCACGGCTAATTTTCGATGCTTCTGCACGTTGGGCCCTCAATTCGTCTATCCTTGCTGCAACCTTGTTACTTGCCAGCATCCGGCTTGCATTGCTCCATATCGTCTCAGGCTGCATCTTTGATGCGTCATAGGCCATCCTGTATGCTTCACTTGCATTACCGTCACAGTCAAGGTAATAATTGCAGAACTTTTCCTGTTTTTCGGTCAATTTCCTGTTGTTCATAGGCTAATGGTTATTAATGCCGACGATGCAGATTACCTGTTTCCGGTCTTTCAGCAAATCGTAGGCTGCTGTTAATGTACTTCCTGTCGTGCAGATGTCATCAAAGAGTATTACTCTCTGTTCCTTAATTGGCCGGAGAAGATAAAACTCAGGATTGATACGTGTCCTGTTGAGGCACTGCATTGCAGATTCATAGAATTTTATTTTCACCCCCTGGGCAATTTTTTGGCAAATATCAGTGGCGAAATGGTACTCTGTGATGTGCCTGCGCTTCGGTGTGGTAATTATGCACCATTCATCGTCCGGCCGTATCAATGAAAGTATCAGTTCCGTAGCGGCTTCCGAAATGACTTCTGCACACTCACCCGAACTCTTGATTTCCTCAAATTGGATTCCATCCTTTGTCCTTGCAAACAGGGATATGTAATAAAACCCGCCCTTACGGTGGATTCTTACTTTAGGCTGCATGTTGCATAACCTTTCGTATTTCCTCCAGCCGCGGGCGGGTTTGTCCCAGTCATCAATCCTTATCTTTCTACCTTTCCTCACAGCCAAAAACCTTTGCTATCCCTTTACTGACTGAGGTGTAATTCAAAGGTACTGAAAAAATACCTTCATCGACAGATTGTACAGGATTGTCGAATTCTCTCTTTTCGGAAACACACTGAATATCAACGCCATTGTATTTCCTTACTTCTTCCGCAAATTGAAGTATTGTACAAGATTCAGGATTGACAATGTTTACCAGCTTCTTGTCAGAACCTATCGCATATATCAACCCGTCCACCACATCATCTATGTAGGTGAAGCACCTGGTGTTCATTCCTCCATTATACAGACTGACCTTTTCCGAATTCATGAGAGCATAGAGAAGAGTCCCTTTCCGCTGGTCAGGTCCGTACACGTTATGAAGGCGTACACCAGTCGCATTCCTACAATAAATTGAAGCATAGACTTCATCAAAATGTTTGCTTACACCGTACATACTTGTCGTGTTGCATGGATTTGCGGTGGAAGAACTTGCATACACCAGTTTCACACCGAAGCGCGTACATCCGTCAGCTATCGCAACGAATGAATCAATGTTGTCACGAAGTATTTTTTCATGATCCGAATTGAAAACGCTGGTCTGTGCGGCAAGATGTATAACAGCATCGATTCCACCCCCGGCCAGAAGGCACGGAACGCCGGCAGCTTCAGTTCCACACACACGGTCGATACCGACCACTTCAACACCACGACTTCTCAGATTCTTGCAGAGGGCTTTACCTATAAAGCCTTCACTGCCGGTTACGACAATTTTCATCATCACAGCTTGTTTAGAATTTTACATAAAACATTCAGTATGTTACCCAGTAACATCACTATTATTATCATAAGTGCGGTATCCTGCTCAACCATCCCGATGGAATAGCAGAACAGGACAGCCACAATCATAAATATTACTCCTTTGGCCTGATAATGTTCCATCAGGACTTGATATTAAGTTCGTACTCATATCTGCTGACGGTCTTATATCCGGTAACAAGTACACGTTCACCGGAATACAGGCCGGATATGGTGTTCTCAATCACATCAAGAGAAACACGTTCATCAAACTTCAGGAACACCCTTCCTGGCACTCCGCCAGCGACGAATGAGACAAAATAATATGTTCCACGCTCCCAGTAGAACACATATAGGATGAGAAATGAAACTACCACAGAGGACAGATAAACCCAACTTGACGGTACATTAAAATCTCCTAAAATTATCAATGATGATAATACCATTGATACGATTGCCCACTCTAACAGATTAATGAGCAGGCCAACAACTTGTTTTTTCTTTGCTTTCATAAATTAATTTTTGCAGGTTAATAATTCAAAATCATACATTTAATGCAGTGCTTCGCATATTTTCTCTATGCATTCAGCATTTTCTTCGTTTAACCATTCCTTGGCCACATTCCACGCAATGCTTTTACTCGCTTTGAAATTATCAATTCGAATACTATGGTGAGACAATTTTCCTTCAGTCGGTTTCAATCCGGAATCATGCAATTCACATAAACCGTCTTTGTAGAATGTACACCAGTCTCCTTCTTGTTTAGCCTGTATCATCGGTACGGGCATATCAACTACACCCATAAGGATTCCTACATACCATTCCGTTGCTGCAAGCCTGTCTTTATATCCGGCTTCGATAAGCCTTAAAACATCTTGCGGAGTACCCAAACAAGGCGTATGACATTGTTGCTTACATAACTTGCATTTACACTGTATCGGTTTGCGGCCGGTTTTTCTGATTATTCTTTGTAACTGAGTTTCTTTAATAAGTAAGCTCATTTTGTTTCCTCCATCTTAAAATCCCAAAAACTAAGTTTTCCTTTCACATTCATAATCGGCTTATCAAATAGTACCGCATCTTTCAGCACCCAGTTCCAGCAATCTTTCTCTGCCCAGACTGACGGATGGTTCTGTACACAATCGGTTATAACCACGCTGCCGATGATAGCACCAAAAGGTAAATCATCATAGAATGTACTTTTAAGATTGGAGGGGTGCATTTGTAGTTTTAACCCTTGCTCTTTATTTAATACCCAACCATCTCCTTTACCTTTGCTTGCATGAATAAGCACCCTTTGGCCGATGTACTTCTGAGGACACTTCCATGTTCGGTTTTCGATGTCTTTTATACCGTGAGCGATTAGGCTCGCCCACGGCTGTTTGATGGATATTGCTTTCATTTCTTATCCTCTAATAAATCAAGTATTTGATAAAGAGCAGATTCAAGTGTAGCAACCCTATCCTCCATGTCGACCTTATAGTCTTCGATTTCTCCATCCTCATAAAGTGTATTACATCCCTCATCTTTTGAAGAGGAATATTCGATAGATTTATGACATATTGAAGATATATTGTTTAATACTTCGTTTACAGATTCTCCACCTACATTCACTTCAACTGTAGTAGAAATTTTTGTCTCAACCTTCTTCATAATTATCACTTTCTGTAATACTCAACAATCGTTTTATTCAATGCTTCGATGATAGCAAATGTCAGTGTAACAGGCATTTCACTTGTAACCATCTTCTTTATGTACACTTGACCGTCCCTGTATTCAAGAACAGTATCAAGCTCAATTATTACACTATTTTCTTCCATAACTATTCATTCTGGTAATCATTCAATTTCTCCGAACGATTGGTTTCAAGATGATTTGCTATCTCATTCATGGCTTCATCCCATGGAATCTCACCTAAATGTTTTAAGCAGGCATCCCATCCAACAATGAACGCACATTCTGCTAAATCCTTAGTCATAGGATTACCACGGCTTACTCTTTTTGAGTATTCGTATGCTATTTCTTTTTTCTTGCTCATCACATTTGTTTTTTAAAAAGTTTCTCATTTATACGAATGTACTTGACATTCATATCGTAATTCTTTGCCAGTAGCCAGATACTGGACTGTGACAACTTTGGACAATCCTTATAACAGAACTCCTTGGCGTCACTCTGTCTTTCACCGAAATTCCTCAGTGGAGCCCAGGTACCACATATCAGTACCTGGACAACATATCCTTCTGGAGTATTTGAAACCTGAAACATCATCATTAATCAATTTCAACAAAACTGACTTCAGTTTATCTTCTCTCTTCTTGTCTTCACAATTACCGACAAAGCGTTTTACCTCCCTGCAATTCTCCATGAATTCATAGAAAAAGCAGTTTTCACACACTTATTCTTTACGTACCTCTAGTTTTTCCTTACTAACTGGAAGGATTCTCCAAGTTTAAAATCTTTCACCATAATTTTTCACAAATGATTTAGCTGAATTATTAAGATACGACTGCCAGCATCCATTAAATCTTGACCATCTAAAACCGTGTTTTTTCAACTCATCCCTTAACGATTTATCAGGTTTACAATCAAAGAATAGCTGTAATCTGTTTTCCGGATAGTTCTCAACAACTTTCACATCACCGATGCAATATTCCTTGTTTTCCATGCTTTTAAGAGTCTTTGCCTTCTCAAGCTGTTGTTTAACTCTTCGAATATTGGCTCCGTTATTCGTAATTGAGCATGAAGCAAATCCAATCTCACCGAAACAGTTAGGCTCAAAAAGTTTTCTTACCTGGCTTTCGGTCAATCCAAGTCCGACAAGTTGTTCATGCTTTTCCAATTCAGTGATTTTCTTTGAACGGATAATCTTGTTTGCAGACTTCATCAGTTCCTGAACTCTTTCAAGTTCCTTCAGCTTGTTTTCCAGCTTCTCAACTGCATTATCATCATCAAGGTAAATAGAAGTGTTGTTCTCCACAGCTGAGGCTTTTTCAGCCCAATATTCAGACTTTTCCGTGTGTTTTACAGACTGTCCCATGGTGTTCCATATTTTCTCACGGTATCTCCTGTCTGCTGCACCGTGTACCGGTTGTCCAAAAGGGATTGCTTCACTCATTTTTGTACTTCTCTCATAGGCATTTCTTGCCTTTTCCGCTGATTTTTCTGAGAGGTCACGGTATCTCTCTGCGCGAACGCGGTTACGTTCATCTCTGTCCATAATATAAAAAAGTTTGGTTTGACTTTTATTTCTTTACATCAGTAAAGTTAGTGATTTTCAGCGATTTTTACAAACGTAAACTTCGCCATTTTACTTGCTTTTTGAGTTTTTATCCATCATCTTTTCCTTCATAAACTTTGCTCAATCAATTCCGGATTGTCGTATATGTTTCCAATGACTTCCCAGTTAAGTTTTCCGTTCACAACATGATTACACAGAGCACTTATACATTTGTATTCAGGGACTGTCATGCCAAAAGCGCCATTATTAAACAATACCTTTCGATAATACTTACGTCCTTTGTTGTCATTTCTTTCACCAATACACATTAAAATGTCACCCTCATAAATCTCTTTTCCGTTTTTGTCATGCAATCCTGTGAACTGGCCTATTGTTCCCTGTTTCGTGAATATCGGTCTATCACTGCAATAGCTTAGATGATGTCCGTCTAAGTCCACTTCATCAAATCCGACTATATGACTTTCGTTCCCAACCTTTACAAGTGAGCCGTAAACCCACTCATTTGTGACTTCTGATTTTCCTCTGAATATTATCTCTCTGCTGCTCATAATTAATCCTCCTTTCTTTCTTCGTAAAACATGACAGTCTTACCCTCTGGCTCAAAGTCTGCACTAAGCATAACCTCATCGCACTCATGATAAGGACTTGTTTCCTGCACATAGTATTTTACCGTACATTTCCCGTTCTCGTAGTTTTTACAATTCATGCAAATCATTCTTTCGTACATATTCTTCTCCTTTCCACCTATCCCAGCAACCACCACATGACTGCCAGGAACAGGTAATACAATTTCGTTTTCATTGATTATTTCTCCTTCTTTCAACTAATAATTCCAACCGTTTCTCACACTCAGCACACTCGATTTTCTTGCGCTCAAACTTCTCCCGGAACTTAACAAGCTCCTCATCCGTGTTCTCATCAAAGAACATGTTGTTCTGACGGTTGTGCTCGATGTACTCATTCATCTTGCGTTCTGCTTTTGTTATCTGGGCTTTGGCCGAAATCAGCTTAGACAGGCAAGAACTCACTTCAAGCGACTCTCCTGAACGCTTGTCGTAGAAGTACAGGCTTGTAGATACAATCTGTTTGGGGTATTGGCACTGTAATTTCGCCATCCTCCATCTGATTACCCATTGGTACCGGAAATACATCTCACGGGGAAGATTGTAGTGATATAAGCTTACTTGTTTTTCTGCATATCCGTAGTAAATAGTTACTTCAACCCATTGCTCAATCTTCAGTTCCCTTTCAGCTTTGGCCAAATCCTTAGCCATCTGGAACCAGTCATCCATACTTTCCTGCTTTCCCATATCATTCAAATTTCAATTCAAGTTGTGAGTAAGGTTCTTTATACTCAGGATTTGAAAAAAGGAAAGCATTTCTAAGCGCCTCTGAGATTCTTTCACTCATATCCTTAGAAACATTGTTCTTGTCAGCTTCTCTGTTAATCAGCAAGCATCTTTCAAGGCTGCCATTGATAGGTTTCTCGTCGAGGAACAAGCTGTACTCAGTAAATATCCGGTTCTGACGTTTCCCATCAGCCATTTCTTCATCCGTCTGGTACCTTTCAATCACGGTGTCTTGAATCGTTCTCAGACATCTTTGCCCACGGTCACTTCTGCAACCCTGTGCATCATTCTCGAACATTACGGATAAGGCACGTTTTTTTCGAACATTACCTATTCTAGACCATCCATAATAGACTTTCAGTTTTCCCATATCAGTTCCATTTTTGAGGCCGGTTGTTGATTCTTTCTAAGTATGTGGCTATCTTCTTTTCCGCATCCTCACCGTCACGCACGAAAATACGTGTATGCGTTTTGTCTCCAGGAACCGAAACATATCTTCCATGCTTTTCACGTTCACGCTGCTGGTAAACCTTGATTTCTGTACCATTTGGATTCTTTTCCAGATCAATCTTTTTTGAAACATTATCTTCACGGCTATCAAAACAACTTTGGCCGTACATTTCTTTTCCCATAATTCTTTCTTTATTGGTTTGACTTTTAATAAATATGCCACGACAAAGCGTGGCATATTCTTACATGAGACCATCAAACAGTCCCTTTTCCCTGGGATTCAAAGATTCATATTCATCTCTGAAAAATTCCTCTTTTGTCCGTCCCATCTTCTTTCCTCTTCTGGTATGTACATCGAATGTATATGAAGGAATTGGTATCGGATTTTGCCTTACATCTTCCAACCATTCATCAGCATCTATCAGAAGTTTGTCGTAAATGAAGTTCTGCAGGTGGTCAGCGTCCCTGCACTTACGACACTCGCACAGAAGTATTACTGCCTTGCTGACAAATATTCTACCCTTTGGCTCCTTGCTTCCCTTGTTAACCAGTTCATGACCTTGCCACAAGGCTTCAATCTCTTTCGTTATCACACCGTAACAATCCTCAGCACTTATGGTAAAAAGTCTCTTCCATACATAGTCCCTATATCCACTGGTCCACAACTCAAGAGCAAAATATCCGGCAACCGCCGCATCAGCTCTCCTTATCGCCTTCTGCATGGCTGAAGAAACCTCAAAAAAATCATATCCTCTAACGGTTCTTATAAGCATATAGCATTGACTTTTAGTTTATTACATCAGTAAAATTAAATCAGAATGACAAGTTTTGCAAACAGAAACTTCGCCATTTTTACGCCATTTATCAATACTTGAACTTACACGTTATATTGTACTGAACAAGCTGCTTGGTCTTGTCTTTACCGTTATTGGTAGTTCCCTTGAGATTGATGCTGTCGCCGAAATGTTTCTTTATAAGCATTATCGACCTCTGTTCCTCAGCCTGATTCCTGAAGGCTGCCAGTCCTCCGGAGTTGACGAATGTGGATTTCTGCTCGAAGTTGTATCTTAGGTCAGTAAGTATTCTTCTTTCCTTGTACTTCATGTAACAGGAAATCCAGAAATCCTCCTTAAGCCTGAGCTCTTCATTCCACCATGTGTTCTTGTTGTAAAACACGCCATAAGAACATCCGGTTATCATCTTTGACAACGATAGAAATGCAGTTTCATCGTACATGACCGGAGATATTCGTGCAGTAAATCCGAACAGATGCACATCCAGCATCTGAGCAATCTCGGCAAGATTGAATATTATACGCGTTATCTCGTTCTTATCCTTAATCCTCGACGGTTCTCCTTTTTCTACACATATAGATTTGCAGGCGTGGACATCATCGTCAAGCATGAACAGGTTTCCGAAATGCTTAGCCATCCAGTTACGTTTGGGGATGAGTCCTACAACATCGTCCGGATGAGTGACTATCTCACAATCTGGATTGAACTGTCTGTATAGGTCCGCCTGGCTCTCTGCCACACAGATTATCGGGTCGTTCACCAGCTTTTTAGCGAACACCCTGTCATGTCGCTTATGACTTGGTATTACGATTCTCAATTGCATGGCGTACATCCTTAATATCAACTACATTGCTTTTGCTAACTTTCCCGGTCTTGTAACTCTGCATGTGCTGCATGTCAAGTGCTTCACGTAACCAGTTGCTATCCACTTCACTAGCCGACATAATGATGAATAGCTCATATTTTTCATCATACTTGGGTATAAGTGGATAAACAGCAGTTTCATCCGTTATGGATTCGAAACGCTCCTTGAATTCGTCCTTTTCAGGTTCCGGAGCAAACTCAATACCCCAGTCCTGAAGTTCAGACTTATCCCAGTCGTTCATCATCACGTCCATATCATTCTCACCGAATGACACGTTATCCTTTGTCGCATATTCACGCAGCTTCTTTACAGGAGTCTCAGGATTTAGAACCTTGCAAGGAAGTTCCTTGTACCCAAGTTCCTTGCAGGCCCTAAGTCTTAAATTACCGCACACTACAATGTATCTTTCTCCTACAGGATAGACAATTAGTTCACGAAGATTAAGCATCTCAGGACTGTCCTCTATGCTTTTCTTCATTGCATCATAACGGTAATCCCTGAAGAACCGGGGATTTTTCGGAAGGCCATCAAGCTGGCCCTTGTTGAAATCCAGCAAACTGATCTGGATTGTTTTGAAATCAAATTCTGTTGTCATATACCAACTATTTAAATCAACAACACTAATAATCAACATCACACAATAGCCGGAACATCACTTAGTCAACGCGGTATGAATTAAACTCAACCTTATCCTTCAATAGTTGTTCGATGTCATTGCATCCTATCTTCTCAAGATAGGTAAGCGTAGCTATTATGACATCTGCGGCTTCTTCCTCACGTTCACTCCAGGATGGTATATGATTGCTTCGCTCCTTACCAGCTTCAGCAAGTTCCCTCCATTCTGACGATATGGCCAGCACTACGGCTTTAGGAGAAGTAGTTTCTGTCATTTTTTTTCGCTTCAACGCTATATCAAAACATCTTTTTGCAAGTCTGTTTAACGTAATCATAATTATCTAAGTTATTGTTATCGGACTATATATCAATTAAGCAAATGATTCAGGGCGAATGAATTTTCTCCATAATTGGTTGTTAAGGTTAAACAAAAGAGGAGTCTAAATGACTCCTCCGTATTCTAATTTACTGCTCACTTTCAAGTTCCTTAAGTCTCTCATTCAGCTTTTCTTCCTTTTTCCCATAGGATTTACCCAGTTTATCACACAGTTCCTCATATTTTTCAGGATATTGTTCCTTAAACAGCAAATTCTGCAACTCCTGTAATTTTCTGTTATACATAACTGCACTATCAGACAATTTATTGCGGATAAATTCACGGTACCATATCTTCCTGTCATTCTGATGTTCAGTGACATACTTGACCAAATCATTCTCTCCTGTACTTACGCCAATAGAGTCAAGATATACATATCCACACTCCTTTAAAACAAGTGAATCAAAAATGATCTGCTCATTCAAAGTAATATCATCTGGTTTACTTGAATAATCCGTTATCTCATTATCCCAACTTCGCAATGTCTCAGTTGCCTTCTCAACCATGAGTTCCTTATTGCGCTTAATCTTCTGTCTGATATTCTCTGCCTCAATCTGCTTTGATACAGTACAAGCACCTTTAACAGATGAAGATTTCTTGAGATAATAAAAAGAGACCTTGAATCCAGGCCTTCTATAATTAAGAACCTCAATGCATCTATACAACTCATTATTTTCGAGCTTCTCTGCAATTCTTTCATCACCCTCATTATACCAGCATTGATGGTCGAATACGTTATCATACACTACCTCAAAGCCCATATCATTGTACATCCTAACTGCCTCTTCCTTTCTCTTCTTATCATTTTCATTATCCCATGATTTTGGAGATTCAATTAGAATGACTGATTTTCCGAATGTCAGCGGCTCTCCCTTTTTAACAAGATTGTCAGCCTCCTTCATGACACGGTATTTGACATATTCCTGCTGCTTCTTCTCGAAACATTCACGATTAATGCACTTCTGTTCCTTTCCTTTCATTTCATAGAAAAGGCATCCATGATTTGCCGTATTATTGATGCATCCAGAACATGATGGAATCGCATCACTGAAATTATCCTCAGAAAAGAACTGTGCCTTATCAATAACACAGAACAAGTCATCAATATATTCCTTTATATCAGATATGCTTGCAGCACTCTCACCATTCACGTTCTCATTATAGAATTCTTTCTGCGCATCTATATCGAGTTTAGCCAGCAACATTGCTCCTGATATTGGGATAAGTTCCTGTCTTAACATATCTATAAGCTCAGGAATAAGCCCTTTCAGCTTAACTCTGTCCTGAATGAATCTGATTGACTTACCGAATCTGACAGCAATGTCCTCAACCGCATTTCCGTTTTCAAGAAGCAAGGAAAATGCTATCGCTTCCTCAACAGGATCTACATCCTGGCGCTGCAAATTCTCTGTTATCATAGCGTCGAAAGCCTGTTCGTCAGTCATTTCCCTTACTATGCAAGGTATTTCATTGTACTTGTCAGATTTTTTAGCCAGCATATTCCATGCTCGGGAACGTCTTTCACCGCATACAATCTCGTACCTCGGTTCTACAGATACAACCTCGCCGGTTTCTTCATCAATATGTGTTTCTTCATCGCTGATTTTCCTGACTGTGATAGGCTGTAACAAGCCCTGTTCTTCAATATTCTGAGCGAGTTCCTCAATCTTCGCTTCATCAAAAGTTTTACGAGGATTCATCGGTGAAGTATGTATGTACATCACCGGTATTTTTTCGATTTGTGCCATAATTTTAATATTTATTGGTTTGACTTTTAGTTTATTACATCAGTAAAGATAGTTCAGAATGACAAGTTTTGCAAACAGAAACTTCGCCATTTTATAGCCTTTTAATCACTGAAATAAATTCACGTTCAACAGTCTTTTCAAACGCATTCATCTTATCCATGCTAACACGTACAATACAATGTCCGTTAACTGTAAGATGAACATTGTACCATTCAAAATGACTACATATCTCATCCTTTTTCCTAAGCCCTTTTTTGTTGAACTTTATTTCATACACCCTTATGTTTGCAGTCATACTCTTCAAGCTGTTTTTTCAGTCTTTCAAGTTTCTTCTCTTTCATGAAGGAAAGTATATCATCAGATCTACGGAGCGCTTCCTGTGCACTCTTGTCTCCATGTGATGCCAGAACCTTCAATTGTTTGCGGTAATCATCATAATACAACCCAGATTCCTCCTGAACTCTTACCTTATGCTCATTGTACGATATTACGTCAGCCTTAGCGCATCTCTCACGATTGTATTGATTCAGCCATCCCATGATAACAGAGCCATCCAGACGATTATATATCTCTCCGTATCTACCCTTCATAGCATTTCGGAAAGCCAACTTCAAATCATCAATCTTGAAATACGGATATTCCTCGATAATTAAATCAGTTGTAATGGCTACCTGTGAATCATTCATTGTATTTGACGCATTGAAGAAATCCACAACCTCCGACAGCAATATCACAACAATTGCACGTGCATGATTTTCTCCGAATTCCATGGCAACTTTTACAAGTGCCGGCACTGATGATGCAAAAACATCATCGATACTCTTAGGTTTCAGAATCTGTAAGTATTGCTTCGGCGAGGCCTTTAAGACGGCTAACTGATTCCTTTCTGCCTCCTGCCGTATTGTTATTTCGTTTTTCGTCATAATTACCCTCCAATATCTTAGTGAAGTTTCCAGCCTTGAAAATCCAGTCAAAATCGCACTTCCAGTTTCTGTCGTTACACCCTAAAAGAAATGGACTGGCAGCCACCTTCTTCAATACGGTGAATACAGTTTCCTTGTCGTACTGGGCTATTCTTGCCTTGACAGCCTTGCGCCTTGCTTCGGTCATGTTCACGACCATTGACAATTTACCGTTGAAAGTAGTATTGAAGTATTCCTGCAATCTGACAAAATCAACATGCTCTATTTGCGGATGAGGATTCAAAGAAAGCTCGTCTTTCTTTGTATCTCCTGAAGGAGATATTTCTTTATTATTTTTTTTACTTTTCTTTTCTTTCCTTTCCTTTACTTTACTTTGTGTACTTTTTGAGGAAGAAATCATCATTTCTTCGGAAGAAAAAGCTATATCTTCGGAAGAAATGATGTTATATTCGTGAATTTCATTATTTCTTCTACATAAATCGCATATCTTCTGGTACCTTTCTTGTATTCCTTTTGACGTCAATATTTTTTCAGAATCATACAATTCCTTAGAAAATAACCCGATTACCAAGCAGCATTTAATGACCTCACGTATATACGCCTCTTCAAAGCCCGTTTGTTCCGATACAAAGAAAGGCAACTCTTCATCCCACATCATGTAATACCCTTGTTTGTAGATATTACATAGCAGGAGAGCATATACTGTAACAGCCTTACCACCCTGGTATTTGATTAGTTTTCTAATTCTCAAATCTTGAAAAAAATCAATATCAAAAGGGAAATAATCAAGACCAATCTTCTTATTTCTTCCCATATTAATGTTTTTGATACGTTACAAAGCTAAGTTACATTCAGAACTCAATCGGAGTTACCTCATATTCGATACGTGGTTCCTTCTTGTCGATGAACTTCTGAATGTCTATTTGAACACAATATCTGTCATTATCAATCGTCTTGGTCTGCTGCAGGCAATCAAGAAGAATCTTAAGAGAATTGTCCAGATCCGGTCGGTTACTTGAATAATATATCTTTGCTTTCAGCTTGAAATATCCCTTTACCATCCTACCACGTTCCGGACACTGGATATAGAAATTCTTTTCATATTCAGTAAGAACCTTCTGTTTGGCCAGCTTTGCATGACCACCGACATTTACTATCTTATAACAGTTACTCTTACTTGGTATCTGTCCTCTTATCACATACATAAGCTATAGTATTACATTGGTTAATTGTTTTCCGTTTGTCTTTATCATCCATTTACCTTTTTCAGGCTGCTCAATCCTCAAATCCTCTACCTTACCGAATGTTTTAATGTTTCCACACAGGTCAACCACCCAACCCTCCTTCCCTGGGTATGGCCGGATAACACGACCTACCATCTGGTAGTACAATGCAAGTGACATCGTAGGCCGGCAAAGAACGATTGTATCCAGTTCAGGATAATCAAATCCTGTAGTGAGTACACCGCAATTTGCAACAACCTTTATCTTTCCGTACTTGAAGTCTGACAAGATCCGTTCACGTTCTTTCTTCGGAGTCGTTCCACTGACCACTGCACTGTCTGGTATCTCATGGGTTAGCATTTCAGCCTCCTTTACAAATCTCGTGAACACAAGTATTCCACGTCTCGGTATTCCACTCTTAGGAGCCAGCAACCTTCTTACCATGCTAATCAGATAGCCATACAGGTCAACACGTTCAAATTCCTTCGAAAGACTCGCTTCATCGAAGTCAGCACCAGTTGAATTCCTTCTGACATTCACAAGTTCTATTTTTGTCAAGTCGTAATACTTCAGTTTGGTAAGGAATCCTCTTGCAAGCAGTTCGCTCACCTGACAATAATAAATTACGTCCGAAAAAACCCTTGGCCTTGTACGCGTAAGGAACTTTAGCATTGAACCGTTCATCGTGCTGCACAATCTGTAAGGAGTAGCAGTAAGTCCGATAATACGTCTCTCAGCAGCTGCGAAGAAATCAGCATACATTCCTTCTGTCGGGTTAACCAAATGGCATTCATCAATAAGAATATACCTGAAATGCTTGAAATCTTCCATGTGATTATATACGCTACCGATGGTGGCGAAGGTAATTCTGTTTATATCCTTTCTCTTGACAGAGGCAGAATAGCATCCGGCATCAAATATTCCGTATGTCTGCAACTTTGCGAAGTTCTGTTCCAGGATTTCCTTGTTAGGCTGGAACACCAGCAACGGTTCATTCAGCCTTGCTGCTATGTCAGCTATGATAAGGCTTTTCCCTGCACCGGTAGGCAATACCATAAGATAATTTCTACCGTTTTTCAGTTTGTAGTGTGATATTGCTGCGTTACTGGCTTTTTGCTGGTAATCTCGTAATTGAAACTTCATATACTTAATATTCCTTTATGAACTTTTTCGTGACAGGAAGCACACAGAGTGACAAGGCAATCAAGGTACTCAAGTTCCTTTCCAACAATTGAAACACCATTTACCTTATATCTCTTGTGATGCACTTCCAAAGGATAGCGTGCTCCGCAAATCCTGCACTTATGCCCATCCCTTAACCTCACATTCCTTGCAACCTTTTCCCAATATGGATTGTTAAGAGAACGTGCATAATTGGACTTGCGGCCACGCTTATGCTGCAATCTACTCATCACCTACAGCGTCATTGAATTCTTCTTCACCCATAACTTCACCATCATTATCTGGAAGCATGTCATGTTCCTTGTCAAACTCTTCATCAGAAGGTTTCTCAGGAGCAGGGAAGTCAAGACCGAACAGCTCCATCATTGCTACACGGTTCTTATCTTCCTGAGCCCACAATGATGATTTATCGTAGGATGGAATCTTTTCAGATTTGGCCAGTACGACCTTACCGTTAAGAATGGAATAATACAGGAAATACCCATTCAAAGCGATACGGAATGTCTTTGTAGCCGGAAGTTTCTTTTCCTCCGTTCCTTCCTGTACTTTTGCAGCGTAATCCTTAATCTGCTTGCTCAATGAATTCAACCTTTCCTCAGCATCCGTCTTGATGCGTTTGGCTTCCTCCTTAGCGTTCAACAAAGCATTCTCAGCTTCAGGAAGCTCCTGCTCTACAAGCTTGCAGTATTTCCCACGAAGGTCCGATTTCTCCACATCATCCATGTAACGCAGCGCCATCTCGTTCTCAGGGAACAAAGCATTGAAGTGTTCATTCACTGCCTTAAGGATGTCTTTCTCACTCTCAGCGTTCTCAAAATGCAGTTCCAATGGAAACTGTTCCCGAACTGCTTCCGGAAGAACAAATTTCAGTTCTTCCGGTTCGTAATCTTTAATTATTGCCATATTTAATATTTGGTTTCGTACTCGGCGGCAAACGCCGAATAATATTGGTCTGTAGGTAACGGTAGCTGTATTCCGTATTCAGTCATTATATCAGTCTTGACGGCATCCAGGAAATGTGACATCTCCATTGTGCTAAGTCCCTTTGTGCCCCTTGCAAGTTCCGTCCTCTCACCTTTCGGGGTGATAACCATCTTCGTAAGGAATTTCTTACAATACAGGTCATGTATCGTTTCCACCCCTTCCTTTGTACTCCAGTACGCTTCACCGGTGAACTCACGTAAGGCACCACCCACGCACCTGAACCACATCCACATGAGCGCGTTTTGGTCAAGCGTCCTGGGCTTAGTCTTTCTCTTGATGGTAAGAGTATATTCACCATTACGGAGAAGGCTTAGCATGAAGTTGAAATCCTTGTCCATGGTGGCCTTACCGTCTTTCTTAATTATAGTAGCTTCCATAATCAGAACGGTAAATCATCACTTGGAGTCTCTGATGGTAATGGAGCTTCAGAAACATTATTCTGTGAACCACTCTTAGATGTTGTGGAAAGAATCTCCATGTTATCTGCGAATATCTCTGTGATATATCTCTTCACCTTACTGTTATCTTCATAACTTCTGGATCTGATTTTACCTTCGATAAAAACCTTGTCTCCCTTGTGAAGATATTTACCTGCAACCTCAGCAAGCCCCTTCCATAGTACAATGTTGTGCCACTCTGTCCTGTCCGGTACCTGAGTACCATTCTGCAACGTGTATCCCTTTTCCGTCGTTGCCAGTGTGAACTGGCAGACTTTTGTTCCGGAATCAAGCGTTCTTACATCAGGGTCCTTTCCAAGATGCCCTATCAGCATTACCTTATTAAGCATTTTCTTCCTCCTTTCTTAATGTGATTCTTATAGATGCAGCAGTTTCAGTCTCCTTGATGTACTGTTTATACAACTCGGGATGCTCAGATTGAAACCTCTTAGTGTCGAAAGATTTTTTGATTCCTGCAGGTGTTATGGTAGCTTTCAATACACCTGTGTCCCACGACTTGACATCGTGTTCAACCATTGCGCGTTTCAACGAATCCTTGAAACCGTCAATGAACGGCTGTATTCTCTCAACTTCCGCTACAGCTTCAAGATATTTGTTTATCACGTCCTTTGGCAATAGCTGTACTTCATCCTGCTTGTGTTCAAGTGCAGTTTCAGTATCAAGGTAACGTGTTCCCTCAATCTCACACTGCAACAGCCTTTTGACCTCCACGTCAGATTTTCGGACAAGTGGAATAAGCTCTGACTTTTCATTGTAAAGCCATACACCGTACAGTTTAGAAACCTTCAGCTCAGGATTCTGCTTTTCGAACAGGTACGCATATATTGACAACTGCCATTCGAGGTATTCAATATCCGGCTTATACGTTGTCTTGATGTCGGCAAGTGCTATAGTGCCATCCTTCTCCCAGACACAATCAATGTTTGAAGCGAAGTGCTCTTCATCTGATACAGTGTATTCATTGTCAAGTGCAGAATAACCGGCACCAGTACGTATCATAATATAACTGACTGCCTCCTGGCTTTCAGGCTCAAATCCTGTAACGTCTGCAAACTGGCAGTCATGATGAACCTTTGTTCCCCTTTCTGCAGCCCTTTCTAAGACGAACTGAGGAACATCCTTATACTTATCCGGGAACAACTGTCTCTTAATCATTCCCGTTATTCCTGAAAGCTGCTTGTCGCCCAGGAAATAGGTGTGGTTCTCTTCATTGAAAACCACACCTGACTTAACTAACTCTATCATTTTGGAAATCTTTTACACATTGTTTGAATCTCATTCTTAAACTCAAGATTGTTTTGCATAGCAGCGTATTTTTTCCACACAGCATTAACTTCGGCTCGACTCTTACATACCTTTACTTCATCAATCGCTTCCTTTAGCTGTTTACCAGAAAATACACTTGAATTTTGCTGAGTCTTTTCAGACTTCTTTTCCTTTGGCATAGGGAACTGGTATCTTATCACACCATTGTTGTCTACAATGATACATTTACTAACCTCTCTGTTCTCGTCATACTCAATCTCACTTACAGAGAACTTAGTATAAGTAGAACATTTTCCCGAAGTGCTCTTAAAGATTTCGTTTGGTTCAAGTTTTACCCAAATAAAAGGTGCCGAGTAAAGTTCTCGACCAATCCCCCAGTTGAATCCGGCACGCTTGAATGCATCGGAAGCCTGACCTTTCTCCTTTTCCGTATTGGATTCAGTTCCGACATCCTGCTTGCTCACCCATTCCTTTTTCTTTTCATCATAGATTGATATGGTACAGAATAGGTTTCCGTTCACAACTTCGTGGTCTCTCTTCCAGTTCATTGGTCCAAACACCTCATCAAGAAGTCTCATATCCACACGGGCATCCTTGTACAGCAACAATGTGCATCCTTTCTCATTGATTGTACCTATTCGGCATTCAATCTCGTTTGCTCTCAGGGTTCTTATGTTCACAATTTTGTCAGAAAGTGTCTGTTGCACTTCTTTTTCTTCCTGTTTTTCTTCCTGATTATCTTTTTCAGGAACGTCTGTTTTAGCTTTTCTTTCAGCCATAATTTTAATATTAATGGTTTGACTTTTAGTTCTTTACATCTGTGAAGGTAGTTCAGATAGTCAAGTTTTGCAATCCGAAACTTCGCCATTTTTACGCCTTAACGTATGTTTCTAAATTCAAGAACTCATTAATAATCTAAATTTAAAATGGGACATATCATATAGATAGCATAAAGTGTCCAATTTTAAACTATTATGAATTTGATATGTCCCTTTAAATTATTATTTTTGTTTGTCCAATTTTAAAATTAAACTATTATGAAAATTGAAAATCTTGAATTGATTAAGGAAAAACTTAACAAAAAGTTATCACCTGTAACTTGCCCAATGTGTAAAGCTCAAAAAGGATTTACACCATTTTCAAATGAGTTTCAACAAATTTCTTACAAACGTGAAGGTGATCAGTTAGATATAAATGACATACAATATACGTCTACAGTATTATGCAGGTGTAATAATTGCGGTTACTTGGCTATGTTTGACATTAACAAATTGCTTGAATGAGCCATTTAATGCCTCAAGATTGTCATGAAAGCTTTCAACCATTGTATTAACCGCCTTTTTATTTATAAATTGGCGGTTTTTTCTTATATTCTTTTTCTTCATATTTATAATAATTATAATTTGTGGTACCGGCAGGATTCGAACCTGCAATGCTTGGCAATCTTCACGTCTTATGCGTAGAACAGTATGATTCGTTTTACATTGATGCACTGTTTTCATAACATCATAACCAAGTCTACTAAGAGTTGTCAGCGTCTACCAATTCCGCCACGATACCATAGAGTCCGAAGTTCCGACACGGTGCCATTGGCGTAACCCCGAATAGGCTTTCGGACAAAAACTATGAGAATAACACCGGAACAAGATGTAAATTGTGGGCACTACGGGAATCGAACCCGCATCTTCGACTAACAATAGAGATTTCTAACACTAACAAACAAACATGGAATGGAATTATGCCGATGTTCTACCATTAGACCAAGTGCCCAGGAAAAAAATAGTACGGACGACTTTCACAAGCCAGTCCGTACACCAAGAAATTAAAACGTAAACATTTATGTAGAAAATAACCACCTTCACAGGCTTTTAGACTTGTTCCTTTTTTTATGTCTCTTCTTGTACGAACAGTACCTTAACACATCAGCACCATTGCAGAACCATTTTCCGTTCTGACAATCTGCCTTCTTCTCAGCACGTATCTTACCGCTCTCAACAAGCTTTTCCAACCGGTTCTCGGAACCGACTATTCCTGATGCCTGAGACTTGCTGAACTTTATTCCTTCCATTGCAAGAAGTATGTTCTCAAGAATCATTCCTGCTGTATTATCTGACAATATTGTAGTCATAAACTTCCCATTTAATTCGAACACCATCAGCTAACACGCGTTACAATTATTACTCCCTTTTCACGATCTGAAATGCAAGTCCATTTCATACCATTACGTCTCTCCTTATCAAGACGGCAAGTTATCGTATTCATGACCGTAATCTTCTGGTCAATATTGAACACCTCATCACTGCCAACCTTCATGTTACGAAGGGTAGCAATAACAGGTTTTCTTTCAACTACTTTTTCCATATCTCCTTCCACGTTACAACATTCAAGTTAAACGAACACACAACAAATATTACGCACACAAGCGTCCAGAATCCCTGCAACTTTCCCTGAGTAGAAAGTGCGCTGTACAACAAGCCCAAAGAGCAGGATGTTACGGCCAATGACCAGATAAACGGTGCCAGTATTTTAAAAGACAATATGGCAAACCAGATATATGACAAAATTCTCATAACAACTAAATTTTAATTCGCTCCGAGAGACGGATTCGAACCGCCACCTGCACCCAAAATCTTTATGCCCTCAGACTGGTGCCGTTCTGCCATTAAACAACCTCGGAATGTTCCCTCCAGAATTTTATAATCATGGGATTTCTCCGGAGGGATTTCTTAATTTTACGCTGTCAAACTAAAAAATTAAGATTTATGAAACATTTTATCGAACTTCTTCTTAACCACTTAGATTCCTTATCATTACTAGTAGGAATTATATTCTTTTTTATCAGAGAACTTTACAAGTTGAGTATCAGAAAAAAAGAACTAAAATTCAAAACCTTCTACTCAAACTCCGTCAATTCCATATCAGAATTCCTCGACTCTTTTCTTTCATACAAGGCAGCAATGAGAAACATCAACCTGATTGACATCCTCAATGGGCAAACAGACATCCTTGAATTGAATAAGATAGCTTATGAGCCTCTTATTGACATGAAAAACAAGAACCTGAAATTGCATTTCTACCTTGATAAAGGACTTTATGAAAAATATGATTCACTCGTACAAAGTTCCTCACTGCTTTATGATGAACTCAGAGACATAATATACAGCAAGGATTTGCCATACCCCGATAAAATCAATAAATACGAGGAAGCATTCACGAAATTTGAAGAGACTACAGAAAATTGCTTAATCCAAGCAATTAACGAATCTCAAAAGAAGCTCAGCAATCATAAAGAAAAAAGAAATCATACATAATACAGAAGAAATGACCAACATCACAATCGCAATAGGACACCAATAATTGGCTCCGTTAAAATCAAAAGGTCGCTCTTCCTTACACGATTTCCATATTTCATAAACAAGGCATGGAGAAACCATGCCGAATGCCCATGCTGCCACAAAATAAAGCATTGCAAATAGATTTTTCAATGACTCGGCAGTTTCTATCGAATTATCTATAACCATAACAAACTAATTTGAATTAGGGCTGGAGAAGGGAGTCGAACCCTTACATCAACGATAATCATTATTGCATTCATCTATTTTTTATAACCCAGTGTTGCGCTCTACCGTTAAGCTACTCCAGCTATATCATACCGTAAAACCTATTACAATAGGCCGAATTGCTACAATTCTACACTCTGTCGGACCGCCCGTTATCCACAGTGAATTACTATACCATACCAGTATGTCCGTCAGCCAAAAGATGTCAAGGAACTCTTCTCTATTGTTCCCGGATAGGCGGTCAGGCCACACCGGGATTTGATTTGTCAATCACCGAAAATACTCATTCTCATCTCTTCCTTGGAAGAGAAAAGTTCTGTCTCGGAATAGGATACAAATGATTCATTGGATAATTCCTTTCCTTTTGGAACCACCATGTAATAGCAGTTCTTCTGCACTCCATCGGAGTCCACAGAGATATTTATCCCCTTGATTGTTTTCTCTTCAGCCTTCATTCCTATAAGTGTCCAGACTTTCTGTCCTGGCTGATACTTGGTTGGTTTAATTTCCATAATGGTTTTGACTTTTAGTGAGGTTTTTATTACGCAAATTTGTATCTCAAATAATCGGCTTCACTTGCAAAGCCGGGGTCAACGCTGCTGAAATCATCATCATTTTCAATGTGGCTTTCAGAAACTTTGAGTTCATTTTCAAGAAAACTTATGAAATCTTCCTTGCTGTCGTCTGTATTGAAGTAAGATTGCATCTCTTCTTCTGTCATAGACTTTGCTTTTTCGATGTCAGCTTTAAGACTTTCAGCTTCATTTTCGTAGAAAAATTCATCAGTTTTCATTTTCAATTATTCGTTTTAATTTCTATTTTTGTATGTGTGATTGATTGTATTGCAAAGGTAATCCCATTTGGTATAATATGCAAGCGGAATATAGTTTATATTATCCCATTTGGTATTATTTAACATTTAAGTAGAAAATAATAGCACCATCATGATTGAAAGATTGAAAAGTATAATTTCCCGAATGGGATTATCTGATAGGGCTTTTGCCTTAAAATGCGGTATTGCTCAAAACACATTAAGCAGACAACTCAGTGGAGCCAGAGAAGTAAGTCTAACTACCATCTCAGCGGTATTAGAAAACAACCCTGAAATCTCGGCAGAATGGCTTCTTCGCGGTAATGGAGAAATGCTGCTGACATCTGAACAGCCAACTGATTCAAGCGAAAGCGACAGATTAAGCAAGCTGATTGACACAATAGCCTTCCAGCAGGACACAATCAACAACCTTCAAAGAAGAATCAAGGAACTGGAAGCGGAACTGATAATAGCTAATAATGAACGTAAGATAGGATAATATGGGAAATTTTATTCAAAACCTCGCTAAAGGTTTCATCAGATCTGCTGTAAACCAAGTTGGCCGAGATGGTGGAAAGATTATAAGCAATCAGATATACGGTGATGCCCACTCCACTCCATATAGAAATACGTCTTCTCAATATACGAATAATGAAGAAGTAATTTACAAAGAAGTTTCACCTGATGAAGTCAGAGAGAAAGCAATAAAAGATGGCTACACACCTGTTTACAGCCAAACTCACTGGATAGTCAAAATATTGTATTTCATATTCAGCACATTTTGGCTGGCAATTTTATTTAAGGGTTTACCAATACTCGCTGCAATACCATCCGTGATATTGCTTTGCAAAGGTGTTAGCAAAATCATAGACAAAAACGAGATTAAAATGCAAAAAATAGCTTCTGTTGCAGTATATAAGCCAGACAGGAGATACAGAAATGGAGAAAGACTGGTAGGATACACTAACAAAAAGTTAGAGATTAAAGTAAAATCATCCGAAGAAGAAGCAAAGGAAAAACAAGCAGTTGGCAATAGCTATGTGATAATGGCTATCATATCCATTATAATTGGCATTGTATATAATACATAGCACAAGTTAGCAACAAGATAATTAATAATTTATGTTATAAATATAGTTCCACATACGACAATATTCTACAACACTAAACACAAAAGTAAAATGAAAAAAGAAAGAATTTTAGAATTAAAAGTTTACAAACGCAGATGCAAACTAAAGAAAAAGAGACAAAAACCAAGAAAGAAAGCATTGGCCGGAGTCTTTCAACGCATAAATATAAAAGTGCAAACCAACCTTTTATCTTTTTTCAGGAAAAAAGGTTTTATAAATAAAGACTACATTTCAAACAGAGTAATTGTGCCAAAAATATTCTCTTTTGAGGAAAATAGTGATGATTGCATAACATTCTTTAAATGCATAATGTCATCCTATTTGCTGACGGATAAAACTACACTTGTAGATTTTAACATATGCGAAAGAATTGATATTACAAATGCAATGTTATTGAAAATCATAGTAAGAGAATTAACAGAAACAAAATTACGATATAATGATAGATTTTACAACCCTACAGACAAAGAGATTAAATATCTAAAATCCAAATGCAATAAAGTAAACAGGTCTTTATTTGCACTAAAGTTAGTAGATAATATAGGAAAGAAAGAAATAGAGGATGTGCAGCCTGAAGAAGGTTTCCTACATTTAGGATTACAAACAAACTTGGCAAGCAAGACCTCGTACAAAGAGAACAAAAAAGGAGCTGTTTGTACAAAAGTTAGAGAATTTATAAATGAATCATTGGCTCAATCAGATGCTATCTTAAATGCTAGTGGCATTCACAAAATAGATAGACTTTTATCTGAGATATTCAATAATGCTGAAGACCATAGTATACATAATGAATGGTATGTAGATGGCGTTTCTTTTAAAAACATCATTGATGGAGAGCCTATAATAGAACTCAACTTAGGTATATTAAATTTTGGTTTCTCTATTTCAGAAGGTATCATTAATAATGAAAAGAGAAATAAAGAAATGATGACCAACATAAAAAAATGGTACGATAAACATTCAGAATTAAAGGAAAAAATAGGATCCAAACTAAATAAAGATGATTTATATACATTATATAGTTTACAAGACGGAGTAAGCCGTTTAAAATACGAAGATGAAAGTAGAGGACATGGAACAATGAATTTCATTAGAGCATTTATTACGCTGGGGTCATTCGGAAAAGAAAATCCAGACTATAAACCACATCTGAACATTATTTCCGGTAAGACATGTGTACATTGTGATAATGATGTTGAACCGTATTGTGAAAACAACAATTACTTACTTTCATTAAATAAAGAAAAAGATATATCTTTATTACCAGAGGAAAATTACCTTAGACATATGCAAGAATATTTTCCAGGTACATTCCTTGAAGTTAAAATATACCTAAATAAAAAATATTTTAGCAAAGCTTTAAACAAAAAAGAAA